ATACAATTTATTTTGCAAATTCTCCATGGGGACAAATTCCATTTACGAATTTATCCACCAGATCGGATGAACAAGACTATGTTGGATTGATAACTGGTTCTACATTTAGTGGAAGAGTATTTTTAAAATCTGGCGATGCAAACTCTTCATCAGATGCATATTATTATAATAAAATATTTGATGATATATCGGAATCATTTACTGGAGTAAGCACAAGTTTTATTCTAAAATCTGAAGGATCAAATATTACTGGAATAAGCACAAGCAATGCTGTGATTTTAATAAATCAAATTTTCCAACAACCTGCTAGAAACACGTTACCTGTCAATATAGAAGGAAATTATGGTTTATCAGAATCAAGTGGCATTACTACAATTTCCTTTGTTGGAAATGCTTCTCAGTCGTATGATATTAATGCTTCTGGATTGCCAAGAAAAGGAATACTTATTTCTGTTGGATCAACTGCTGGATTTGGATTCCAACCTTTAGTTTCAGCTGGAGGTACTGCTGTTGTTTCCGTTGCCGGAACAATTCAATCAATTAGTATTGGAAACAGCGGTTCTGGTTATCGTTCTGGAGCACAAGTTGTAAGAGTTGGAGTTGGTACTTCAAGTACAAAAACTCCCAATATTCAATTCATTGGAACTGCAGCAGTTCAAAATGGTAGTATTGTAAGTATTGCAATTACAAATCCCGGAACAGGATATACCTCAACAAATGCACCAGTTGTTTTCTTTGATTCACCACTCTCTTATAGTAATATTCCTTTAATTTATAGTTCTTCTTCTGTATCTGGAGTTGGAAGTGGATCTAAAGTTAATATTGTTGTTGGACAGGGATCTAGTGCAATAAACTTTGAAATTGTAAATACTGGTTATGGATATGGTCAAGGAGAAATTCTGACCGTTGCAATTGGTGGTACAGTTGGCATTCCAACAAATACAAGTTTAACATATAAAGAATTTCAACTTACTGTTGATAAAACTTATACAGATTCATTTGCTGGTTGGTCTATTGGTGATTTACAAGTTATTGATTCATTTGATTTATTGTTTGATGGAGAAAGAAAAAATTTCTCAATTAAGATAAATGATGCTCTCACCTCAATTAGAACTAGACCAGGATCAAACGTTGATGTTCAAGCAACTCTGTTAGTATTCATTAATGATATTTTACAAGTTCCTGGGGCTGGATATATTTTCCGTGGTGGAAATCTTATAACTTTTCCAGAACCCCCAAAATCTGGAGATACCTCAAAGATCTTATTCTATAAAGGAAATAGTAATGTCGATGTTGTTTTTGTTGATGTTTTGGAACCGATTGAAGTTGGTGATAATTTACAGTTAATTGATGATTCAATTTTCCTAACTCAAGATGAAAGACTTGTTACAAATATTTTGGCAAGTGATCATGTAAATACGAATACTTATTTTAATCCAGGTCTTACATATGATGAAACTTACGTTAGACCAGTAACTCTTTGTTATCAAACTGAAGATAGAATTATTGACGGTAAAGAAGATGGAAAAACAAGAGTTCTTTATGAACCTTTTGTTCAACCAGTAACAAATATAATTACTAGTTTGGGTATTACATCTTCATCCGTATTTGTCGAAAGTGCAAAGACTTTCTTTGATTCACAAAAAGAAAATACTACAGGAACTACAAATTATAAAAAAATTATTATTACATCACAAGATTCTGTTGCTGGAGCATCTGCTACAGCGGTAGTTTCTGTTGCTGGCACAATCACTTCGTTTGTAATTGGTGATGGTGGTTATGGTTATACTTCAGCACCAGATGTGATTGTTTCAAATCCAGTTGGACTTGGATCAACATATAGAGCTTCTGGATCTGCAACTATAACAAACGGAGTTGTGACCTCAATCGGAGTTTCTGCAATTGGTTATGGTTATACTTCAACAAATCCACCGCTTGTTTTAATTCAGTCACCTAAAGTTACAAAAGAAGAGATATCTAATGTAACTTTTGAAGGAGATTTTGGAATCATCACTGGTATTAAAACGACATCAGTATCTGTGGCAACTACAGGATTGGTATTCGACTTCTTTATTCCACAAAATTCCTACTTGAGAGACTTAACTATCAATACAGTAGGTATTGCAACAACAGGAATCAGTGGAATACAAACTGGTTATTATTTTGTTGTCAAAAATTCCAATGTTGGCAATGGCATCACTGCAAAAGATGAGACTGGTGGTACAGTTGGAATTGGAACAACATGTTTGGATAATATCTATAAAGCAGTTGCTGTTTCGATTGCACAAACTGGTGTTCCTGGAATTGGATTGACCTATGTTGCTAAAGTAACTGTAAGTCTTACTTCATACAATAGTCTTACTGGACTTGGATTTAGTTCATTCTATGGAGAATATAGTTGGGGAAGACTTTCTACATTAAGTAGAACATATCCAAAAGAGTTTACAAATTATAAGAATGCGCTTGTAGGTATTTCAAGTTCTCCAACTGTTCAAAGACTTCTTCCTTTGAAATACCAAAATTATACTACATAAATACATAAAAAACTACAAAATGGCTGCTATTATAACAGATCAATTTAGAATATTGAGTGCTAAGAATTTTGTTTCTGCTGCTAGCTCTTCAGATAACTCATATTATGTTTTTGTAGGTCTTCCAAACGCTACAGAATATAGCACAACTTGGGATACAAACCCACCGGCACCAAAAGATAATTTTAGTGAAGAAAATTCTTATTGGGATACTGCAATTGCACTTAAAAAAATATCCACAGAAAATATCAAACAAATAATTAGAAAAATTACTTGGACTTCTGGTACTACCTATGACCTGTATAGGCATGATATAAGTAGAACTAATACTTCAAAACCATCTGGAGCAACTAATTTATATGCAGCAAATTATTATGTTGTAAACTCAGATTATAGAGTTTATATTTGTTTACAAAATGGAACAAATCCAGAAAATCCTGAAGGAAGACCTTCTCTTGATGAGCCAACTTTTACAGATTTAGAACCAAGATCGGCAGGAACAAGTGGAGATGGATATATCTGGAAATATCTGTATACAATTGCTGCTAGTGATATTATTAAATTTGAAACTTCTAATTTTATCCCAGTACCAAAAGATTGGGAAACTAGTGATGCAAACTCTGCTGTGAGAAATAATGCTGCAACTGGTGGGCAAATAAAGATTGTTACAGTAACCAATCGCGGAGTTGGTATTGGGACAGCAAATACAACTTATACTAGAGTTCCTATTAAAGGTGATGGCATTGGATCTGAAGCAACTATTATTGTCAATAATAACTCAAAGGTAGAATCTATTACTATTTCTAATGGTGGTTCTGGATATACTTATGGAACTGTAGATTTAGTTTCAGGAAATGTTCCTACTGGAACCACTCAACCAACTTTTGATGTAATTATCCCACCAAAAGGTGGTCATGGAGCAGATATTTATAGAGAATTGGGTGCCAATAGAGTAACTCTTTATGCAAGAATTGAAAATGATACTCAAAACCCAGATTTTATAACTGGTAACCAAATTTCAAGAATTGGTGTTATTGAAAATCCGTTGGTTTATAATTCTTCTTCTATTCTTACTGAAGATAAAGCAAGTGCAGTATATGCATTAAAACTTATTGGTATTGGATATAGTACAGCAACATTTAATGCAGATTCAATAATAACACAAACAGTTGGCGTTGCTTCAACATCTATTGGAAGAGTTATTTCTTATGATCAAAATACTGGCATTCTAAAATATTGGCAAGACAGAACTCTTGTTGGTTTCAACAGTGATGGATCAAAAAATACAAATCCAATTTATGGGTTTAATATGAATAGATTCACACCTTCTCCTGGAGTTGGTGGAACAACTGTAATTCAAGGAGGAAGTGCAAATTTGTCGATTGATATAAATTTCAATGGTATATCAACATCAATAAATAGTAGGTCATATTTTTTTGGACAAAATATTATTAATGGTGTGTCCAATCCAGAAGTTCAAAAGTATTCTGGAAACATCATTCATGTAGATAATAGACCTTCTGTTACTAGATCGTCTAGTCAAAAAGAAGATATCAAGGTAATTTTGCAATTCTAAAAAATCATGCCAGAGTCAACTAATCTCAACATTTCCCCATATTTTGATGATTTTGATTCCAACAAGAATTATCATAAAGTTTTATTCAAACCTGGATATCCTGTTCAGGCTAGAGAATTAACTACTTTACAATCTATTCTGCAAAATCAGATTGAGCAATTTGGAAATCATGTATTTAAAGAAGGATCTGTAGTAATTCCTGGGCAATTAAGTTATACTAATCAGTATAGATACGTAAAAATAGAAAATTCATATTTGGGTTTAGATGTAAGTGTTTATATTAATGATTTTATTGGGAGAAAAATAACTGGCAATGAATCCAAAGTACAAGCACAAATTTTATATGTGCTTCCACAAAATGAACTTAATAATGAATATACAACATTATATGTAAATTATTTGGCTTCAGGTTTGGGTGATCAAGAATTATTTTCCGATAATGAAAAACTAACTTTAGACTCAAGTTATTCACAGAATTCAGTTTTAATTCAAAGTGGAGAAGGGTTTGCAAATACAACTACATCTGCTACGGGAAATGGTTCAGCAGCGGTTCTTAGTAATGGAATTTATTTCTTGCGTGGATTTTTTGTTGAAGTAACCGATCAAACACTTATACTAGATCCATATGCAAATAATCCAAGTTATAAAGTTGGATTTTCTATTATTGAAGAAACCATAACCGCAGATGAAGATGATTCTTTAAATGATAACGCAAAGGGATTTTCTAACTATGCTGCTCCCGGTGCAGATAGATTTAAACTAAGTACAATTTTAAGTAAAAAAGAATTAACTGACGTAGCAGCAGAAAATTTTATTAGTCTATTAGAAGTAAGAAATGGCGAATTAGTAAAAAATACAACTACAACATCACAATATAATGTTTTATCTACAGAACTTGCCAGAAGAACATCTGAAGAATCTGGAGATTATTATATTAGACCATTTGATGTTACTGTAAAAGAAACTTTAAATGACAATCTTGGGAATAATGGAGTATTTCAACAAAATCAGTTAACTTACAATAATCAAACTCCAAAAGAAAGTTTAGGAACTTATAAGATTGGTGCAGGAAAAGCATATGTTAAAGGATATGAAGTAGAATCTTTATCGGCAAATTTCTTAGATTTTGAAAAACCAAGAACAACAAAAACAATCACAGATGCAAGTCTTGCATATGTAACTGGACCAACGTTTACATTAAATAATGCATTTGGATCTCCAAATCTAAATCTCGGAAATCCTTTTATCGTAAGTTTAAGAGATTCTAGAGTTGGAGTTGCTTCTTCATCTCTTCCCGGAAAAGAAATTGGATTGGCAAGAGTTTATGATTATGCGTTGGAGTCGGGATCTTAC